AGAACCTTTAGTAACTTGTTTATCCATTTTCATTTTAGATTCTAAAATTTTAATAGGACCAGTATATGAACCAAAACCCGGAATCTTAATTGTCTTTACTTCTATTTTTTTGTAACTTTCTCCTGCCATTGTTTACTCCTTATATGATTTAAGTGTTTCGGGTAACTTAACTAGTTGCTCCAGTAAAGTCCATTTCCCTTGGTTGCGGAACACCGCCTGTTCCGATTGTCCCATTGCCAACTCCCGAGTTGTCTGGTTCTGGAGTTGTATTAGGTATTCCTTCAGGTGCAGCCATTGGGGACTGCTCACTACCTGTTGGAGCTTGTGTATTTGGTTGTTGTCTAGCATTTTGTAATCCTATTATCTTAGCATATATCTCTGCTTCATTAGGGTCGTTAATGACTGCTTCGGGGTCAAGGTCTAATGTATATGCCAGTTCTTTTATTAGTTCTGGAATCTTTACGAAAGGTGCTATCGCAGGATTCTGTACACTTTGTAAGAACATGGTTAAACGTTGTGACCTAACTTCTTTTTGCATTAAGCTTGAAGTACCTGTTGCTTTTACTTCTAGGTCACCTTCTATATTTAAGTCACCTTCATAGAATTGCATATTCCATTGAAAGTACGCTTCGCCCAAAGGTTTCAACATAAAATCATCTAAGTTTTTGACAACTGTTTTTATATTTAAGTTTGCCGCAGATAATAACATTGACATACCAGAAGCTGTTCTTGTCATACTTTGAACACCTGTTTGTCCATGTGAGTATGATGGTATACCTGTTGACTCATCTGCCAACTGTCTAAACTTATCAAACATCATCATATTCTCTGTTGATGTGTTTGGAAACTTTAATCCATGAATTGCTTGACCCGGCATCCCTGCTTGTCTTCGGAATATTTTACCCGGATATACATCCATGTTTTGTCCTGCAACTAATGCAGACTCATCCACATCAAATACAAGTGAACCCGATAGTGCTAAGTTATCAATAGCCATTCTTGCATGACCATTCATAATCTGTTGAGCATCATTCATGTTTTCTGGTACACCAATACCAAAAAAACTATACGGATTCTTTTCGTAAGGAAATGAATTGTATGGTATACGATATGGCTTAAATGGATTAAGGACCATTCGTAAAACTCTATTCTCAGTTACCCAAGCATTAATTTGAAACTCTTGCTCATCATCCATACCTTCTGGTATAGCTATTTGAGAATCTTGTAATGTTTGTTTATCTACTATACCCCAATATTCTAAGACTTCATATCTGTCATATTCATTTTGTGTATAGTCATCTTCTTGACGTATTTGTGTTTCATAACTTCTGTTACGATAGTTAGGACCATCATCTAATGTTGCTAATACTTGTTCTTTATCAAAGAAAGGTCTACTAAGTAAATCTCTTACTTGGTTTCTATTTAGCTTATGACGATGAATAACATATTCACATTCTTCTAAATTCTTTGCGTTAGGGTCTGGATAAAAATCCCAACAACTAACAAATTCTATTCTTGGTACTTTAACATCTTCTGGTTCGTATTGTCGTTGTCCACTTTCATCTTTATTATATTTATGTAATGTTTTGTTAAAAGTAAATGGACCTTTGATAACACCTGTTCCTAAAAGAACAGATTCAAATAATGCATTACGCAATTCTTGTGAACCATTAGATTCGTCAATCTCATCATGGATGAGTTTTTCCATACGTCTTGCTAATTTAGACGCAGGTTTTATCTGAGCCATATCTGGAAGAGGAGCAGGTCCTTTCTCTATGGCATCATCACCTAATTCTTTTTCTAATCCTGCTAATGTTGGTTGTTCACTTAGCGAATTAAATGTTGTTCCCGGCTCTAATGTTTTCCCATCTCCTTCAAAACCAATTGGAGACATTTCCGGTTGAGGGGAATTACCGGGTTGATAATCTAAATTACCTTCAATAGACGGGGTTGACTGTTGAAGATTGTCTCCCATTTGCTCTTTGAGAGGATTGAGGTGTGCATATTCAGCTACACCTTCTGGTACTTTGGTTTCTTCAACAGAGATGGGAAACTTGTTTGCAGAAAATAGTACATCAACTAATTGTCCATAAGCTGCAAGAACTTTTGTTTTCGTTACCTTAACAAATACTCTTGACTTTTCATGCTCTCTGAAATGAACATTCTTGTAGTATTTTCCACGATAATTATGAAATGCTTCTAACCATCGCTCTTCATCACTACGTCTAGCTCGTTCAGCATCATCGAACTTGTTGTAAACAAAACCTGCTAGTCTTGTTTTTTCAACTTCTTGTTCGACTTGCTCATCTGAGTTTGTATCTGGGTTGTCTGTGTATTCTGCCATATTTTCCTTATTTCTTTATTATACACCTACTTATTAACTTTGTCAAGTAAATTCTTTTGTAAATAGGGTAATAACCATTTATTGTCTCTCATCACTTGTATGAGATAATTTGTAAAACTATTTATTAATCTTTCTTCTTTTGAATCTCCTTGTAAAACGCCACCTTCTCCGCTTTCACCCGAGATATATGCTATTGCATGAAGAAGCTCATGGATAACAGTATTGACTTCATCGAGCTTTGTTAAATCTTCTTGAATGTGTATTGCATTATCTCTTTGTAAATAAACACCATAACAATCTGTTAGACTATCTTTTTTAAAGTCCGGCTTTGATACATTGATTGTTATATCTTGATATCCAACTTTAAGAATCTTTTTATCTATCATTTATCTTTTTTACCACCATAAACATACTCATTCTGGGAATGTCTAAAGTTATTAGACTTACTTGTATCTACTTCTGTTTCTGGTTGTTTACACCATTCTCTGAATTGGTCTTCTGGACCTCCCATATCATTTAATCTAAATATCTTTGGAGCAACAAATACTTGTTCAATGTTCCGTTTTTTTCTGTACTTTAGCATATCATCATATGACATGACACTATCGTATACTTCGTTAGTCTTTTTATTTCTAAATCTATATGTGGGCATTAATATCCAAATGTTGGGTCAGATGGTGTAAATCTTTTTATATCTTGCATTTCTCTATATGCCGATGGTTTCTGCGGTCTTGACATTATTAAATAACGTAAAGCATCATAAGCATGGTCAGAGGATTTAGTATCTACATCTTCTGTTCGGTTAGGGTCAATAGGTATACTTTGTAATTCTCTAATCATATTAACACAAGTAGAAAATATTTGTAGCTTTGGTCTTCCTGTTTGTTTATCTTGTTTAAGATATTCGTGTACTTGTATCTTACCTTGTATCCTATTCTTATCTGCCGGTCTTAGCTTATGACCTGCTCGGACCAAAGTCTCGCCCACAGTTGGTCCTCCTACGCCAGTTCTATTCCAAGCAGCACTATCAAGAACTCCTTGAATACTCCGATGCTCATCTCGTTCATATTCAAAAAGCATATCGGCTAAGTCTTCGCCTGTTAAACCTTTCTTGTAAAGCTCTCGGTAAATAATTAATGTATCATCATCTGGGTCTATCGTTGCCCATACACACGCAGATTCTGAAGCATATCCATAATCCAATCCTTTATACCGCATCCAATGTGTTGGTATCTTAAATGGTGGTATCACATGGATTTCTGGATTAAACTCTACAAATGCTGCACCTTCGGCAACATCCCAGTTTCCATCTAGTAATTGTTTTCTTTGTATTGGAGGTAATGACTCCAACATCTTTTCATATCTACCATCACTTGATAGATATGGGTTATCATCTAATCTTGCAGGAATAAACTTTCTTGATATTCCATCTGGTCCATTAAATGAGGTATTAGGCGGAGCAAGGTCAAGATATCTTTTTCTTACCCAATGTCCTCCGACTCCCCCGGGGTTTGCAGTACACCGAATATAAGTTCTTATTTCTGGGTCTGTTGTTCTTAATCGTGATTGCAGATACTGAAGAGGAAATTCGGTAGGATACTGTGTTAATTCATCAATACCAATCCAACTGTATGCTTGACCTTGATATCGATATACATCGGCATCTCTGTCAAGATATCCAAACTCCAATGTTGCCCCCGAAGGAAACTTCCATAGCTTTTCTACTTCTCGGAACTTAGCTCCGGGAAAAGCTTTTGTGTATAGTTCTCTTGATTTGTCTATTAACTCTCGTAACTCCGGCATACTTCTTCTTAGAAGTAATGCTCTATGGGATGGTCTATGCATAAACCTAAGTGGGTCTACAAGCATAGCATACGATTTACCCCCTCCTGCCGCACCTCCATACAAAACATCTTGTTCTGATGATGCTAGGAAATCTGTCTGTGGTCCTTCATTTGGTTGAAAAACAATGGACTCTTTATTTTCTTCTATAAAGTCTCTAACTTTCTTTGGAGCTTTACTTAGCTCTTCTTCTGTTATGACTGTATTCTTTGTTGTTGACTGTTGTTTCTTTGGGTCAACAGCTAACTCAACTTTACCTAGAACATTCTTTTTCCCTTTTAGGGTCGCTCTAGCTTTTGTTAGTTTCTTTTCAAGCTTTGATAATTCTTTTTCTTTATCTCGTATTTCTTTTCGAGCTTGTAACTTTGCTTTGGTTTCTGCCGATAGATGTCTAGGGGCTTTTGAACCTTTAGGTCTTCCTGCCATCCTATCCTCTTTTATCTAATAAACCTTTTTTTCGTTCCTTGTCTACAATTTTCTTTAATCCTACTGCTGATATTTTACGCCCTGTTGAGTAGGTTAGTTGTTCTGCCGCTCCTCTTAGCGACAGAGAACCATTAATTATGTGTTCCTTTGTTTCCTTTAGAGCTTCTAACTGTTCGTTAATGGGTTCTAGGAAACCTTCCACATTTGATTCTCTGTAGCCAAAAGGAATCGTTGATGTTGTTCTACGCTTTAATGTCACTCTTTAATCCTTCTATTGGAAAGCTTTCAAACTCTACACAGTATGTGTCTAGTTGTACTGATAACTGATACTCCAATGGTTTTGACTTATAGACTTCCATTAAATCGTTTTCGGCTCTTGTACATTCAAATTCTGATGCATATAAAAAACCATTATACTTTACTGATGGTGCATTTGGAAATGATGTTAGCACTAACATAAACCATACTTTAATCATCTTCGCTATATTCTCCTTCTATAACAACCTCTTTTTTATTGGGCAGTAGAAAGATACCTCCAGAAACATTATGATTTACATTGATGTTTTCCTTTTTAGCAACACCTACTCTATCTAATAAGGTCTGTGCCGCTTGTAATTTAGCGTTTACTTGTGGTATTGGGTCGTCACTCTCTAAAACCTGTACGAGTTTTTGTGCCGCTCTAGGTGCAGAGTGTGCTAAGATTGTATTTGCACAATCAACTATCTCTTCTCGTAAACTTTTAACAACCGCATAATAGCTTGTATCTTCATACCCGGCTATTTTCAATGCGGCTTTAATATCTCCATTAGCTTCTGTGCTTAACACATCAAGAAACTTCTGTTGTTTGTCTGTTAACTTGCGGTGTTTACCAGAATCTGTTCTTTGTAAAAAACTCATATCCACTATTATACACTCTGGTTAACATTTTGTCAAGTATTTTTTTATCTTGACAAATCTGAAATAGGGTGTATAATTATATATAAGTCCCTCCGGGGGTTTAACGCCTATAATCTATGTAATTATATATAGTTCTAACAGGACCGACTCGTGCCTGTATCGCAGCCCCAAACTAGTTAACACTCTAATCTGCTCATTTTGTATGACATTGCTATATATGCGGTGGGTGGGTGGTATGGCACCTGCCTAGCCCTATGACAACTTGTCACACCTCTACAGAAAAAACACCAAGCCCCATTATATATTATTTGTCAAGTCAAGTTATAACATAATTCTTTTAACTTGTCAAGCATAAAAATAAAAAAAAATAATATTATCTAGTTAACGAAATATTTCACAATGTTACAAGCTTATATATTAATATATTTACTACTATTAAAAATCAAATAATCTAATTAATTCCTACACTTTTTTAATTTATACATATTTTTTTAAAATAACCTGTTGACATTATACTTTCATTATGATATATGGTTTTTATTAACATTAAAAAAATGGAGTTATTATGAATATTACTAAAACTAGTCAAACCGCTTTAAGAAGTTTTGAGACTGATGTAGAATTAAGGTCGTTTGTTATTCGCTTTCAAAATGTAGCTAAAAAATTAGGTAAAATTCCTTATTTCGTAGTTTCAAGCGATTGTAAGACCCTCAACTATTATTTAGTGTCTATTTCTTATTAATCGGTAATTTATACCTTCTAAAAGCCCCGCCCTAAAAAAGCGGGGTTTTTTTACGTCTAAAATAAATTAAGGCAAGAATAAGGCACTATCACATAAATTCCATTTTGTCAAGTAAAAAATATTATATCATAAAAATTTTAATTTGTCAATGACATAATTTTGACATAATTATATGATAAGCGAAATAAAAAGAGAACAAAACAAGAACAAATAAATCTTAATTTTTTCATAATTATGCCTTGATTATGACACAATTATATATTATTATAAAAACCATGAAAACAAAAAGATTAGATAAAAAGAAAAGATTAGAATTAAAGAAAAAGCTTATTTCTAATTATTACGATAATAACTATTACTCTATATCTAGTATTTATAATAATATAAATATGAGTTATAGGGGCGGTAGAAGTAAAAAATGCAGATACGCAGGATTTACAAATTAATTTTAAAAAAAAGTATTGACACACTTTTTCAAGTGTGTTATAAAAGAAGGCAAGAAAAAAAGAGGTAAGAAAAAAAAGATAAAAAAAAAATAAAAAAAGTTGTTGACATAAAAAAATAGTATGTTATAACTGTAAAAATATAAAGTTAGATTTATAAATTCGAATAAAGTCGTTAATCTAACTGAACCAAATAGAAGGGTTTATATAATGAAATATTTAGAGTTTACAAAGTCTAAAAAGCTTTTAAACATTGACAACAACGCCAAGACTGTAAAAGGGCAAAAATATGGCTACATGACAGCTATATTATATCTTGCCCCAAGTACACAAAGCGGTTTCAATGTGTGTTCCATGGCAAGTGAGGGCTGCAAAAGTGCCTGTTTATACACAGCAGGTCATGGTGCTTTCAACAATGTACAGCAAGGGCGTATCAACAAAACAAGGTGGTATGTGCAAGAGCGTGACACATTTTTGGCACAGTTACGAAAAGAGATAAAAGCTTTCATTGTCAAGGCAAGAAAAAAGGGGTCAATACCATGTGTGCGACTAAATGGCACATCAGATATACCATGGGAAACTACAGGAATTATTGACGAGTTTCCCGACATACAATTTTACGACTACACAAAAATTTACAAGAGGGCGGTAAAATATGCTAATGGTCAAATGCCTAGCAATTATCACTTGACATATAGTCTAAATGAGGATAATATACAACAAGCTTTTGACATACTCAACAAGGGCGGTAATATATCCGCAGTATTTAGACATGGACTACCCGAGCAATACAAAGGTTATACTGTTATCAATGCGGATGACAGCGATTTAAGATTTCAAGACCCACATAATATTATATGTGGATTGAAAGCCAAGGGCAAAGCTATCAAAGACTATAGCGGATTTGTCCTTGAAAGTAACTAACATAATACAAGGAGAAAATTTTTATGTTAAATTATATCAATGCGTACTGGACTATTATTAAATTTGGTGTTATAGGTTTACGACCTACACGAAAAAGAAAAAACCAAGAGAAGTATTTGGGTTATTCTGTAACCACCACAACAGGCGGTAGAAGTAGAGAAGGATTTACAAAAGTTACCACAGGGTATAAATCTTTTTACTATCCGAACTACTACAGAAAAACAAATGTACAAGGCATACGACTAAATAAAAATGTGCCTTTTGCATATAAGTAACTATTGACAAGATAAAATAGTTATGATATAAAGTTAGGGAGAGAAGAAATAATAAGCGTGAGAGCTTAAAGTATTCTCTCTCTATACACTAACTAACGAGGGGTAAGTATGACTAAACTAACTTTTATTTTTAATGACCAAACTTTTGTTACGACTGACGAAGACGCAATTAAAAAAGGTTATGGGTCTGGTATGGAACAAGCGAACTAT